GAGATAACCGTGGTCGGCCCTGTGCCCAGAAGGTCAGGGACAGAGACAAGAAGTTCAGTATCGTCGGCGATGCCAAGTCCATGACTTTGTTTGGTTCTCACCTTTGGTCAAATGGACCCAAGTTGGTGATTGCAGAGGGTGAGCTGGACGCCATGGCAATATCGCAAATCCAACAACACCGTTGGCCCGTGGTCAGCCTGCCCAATGGGGCGCACTCAGCTAAGAAAGCGCTACTTGCGAACTACGACTACATCACCTCGTTTAAAGAGGTCATCCTTTTCTTCGACAACGATGAAGCAGGCCGTGAGGCTGCAATAGAGTGCAGTGAGGCACTGCCGATTGGGCTGTGTAAGATCACGTCCCTGTCTGACTTTAAGGACGCCAACGAAGCTTTAATTGCTGGAGACGCCAAGGCTATCGTCCAGGCAATCTTCCAGGCCCACAGCTACCGCCCTGACGGTATTGTTTCAGCAATGGAGCTACGTGATGTAATTGGCATCGAAGACGCTGTGTCACCCATCAGTTTCCCCTACGAGCAACTGAATGAGATGTCCAAAGGGATCCGCCTGGGAAGCCTCGTTACCATAGCCGCTGGATCTGGCACCGGTAAAAGTACATTCGTGCGGGAGATCATGCTCCACGTACAGCAAAGCGGCTTCACCTGTGGCATGATGATGCTAGAGGAAACGACCAAGAAAACGGCCCAAAGTCTGGTCGGAATGCACATGAACAAGAACATCAGTGTGGACCCAGGCGTTGCAACCAAAGAAGAGATCGAGGTCGCTTTTGATGACCTTCTCAAAGACACAGCCATATACCTCTTCGACCATTTCGGAAGTACAGACCTGGATAGGGTCGTTAACCGGATCAGATTTATGGCCAAAGGCCTGGGCTGCCAGGTAATCTGTCTTGACCATATTAGTATATTAGTCAGCGGGATGACGGGTGAAGTTAGCGATGAACGCAGGCTTGTAGACTCACTAATAACTCGCCTCAGAACTGAGGTGCAGGCGCTGGGCATCTGTCTACTGCTTGTCTCTCACCTCAAGCGCCCAAGTGGCGACCTGGGTCACGAGGGTGGCGCTAGGGTGTCAATGAGCCAGCTACGATCATCACACGCAATTGGTCAGCTATCTGACTCTGTGATTGGCCTCGAGGTGGACAAAGATGACCCTACCAGCGGCCTGCGTAATCTTGTGATGTTAAAAAATAGACACACGGGTGAGGTCGGCCACTGTGGGACGCTGATGTACGACAGAGCCACAGGTCGTCTTAAAGATGCTGGAACCTCATTCGGTTTCTAAAACACCATACATTTCAATATACTAAAGGAGAGAGCTAATGCGCGACCATGAGATCTATAACTACGACAACGTCTTAACGATGACACTGAACGACTACCAAAAAGCAGCTGCTGAGACTGCCTTTTACGCATTCCCAATCATCTATACCAGCCTCGGATTGGCGTCAGAAACTGGTGAGCTTTTGGGTAAAGTAAAGAAGGCCATACGGGATGATGATGTCAGATTTGATGGAACTAAAGAGCTACCAAGTAATTTAAGAGCTGACCTGGCTGCTGAGTTGGGTGACTGCTTTTGGTATGTTGCCATGATTGCTAAGGACCTCAACATCAGTCTCAATGATATTGCCATGATGAACCTTGAGAAGCTCCAGGATCGTCAGAAACGTGGGAAGCTTAAAGGATCTGGTGACAACCGTTGAGCCGCTGGGGCTTCGACCTGGAGAGCGATGGGCTACTCGACACCATAAGTAAAATACACTGCATAGTTATGCGTGAGATGGACACAGATGAAGTAAAAACCTTTGGTCCTGACGACATTAGTTCTGCCTTGTATCTCCTTATGAACGCCGAGGAAATCATGGGCCATAACGTGATTGCGTATGATATACCAGCACTCCAGAAGATCTACCCTGACTTCACGGTCCAGGGTAAAGTCACAGATACCTTGGTTCTGTCCAGGTTAATCAAAAGTACCCTGGCAGAAGATGACCACATCCGTCATGCCAAGAACCCCCAGGCATTCCCTAAGAGGCTCACAGGCTCACACAGTCTCAAAGCCTGGGGATTGCGCCTATCCCTGGATAAAAACGAAGACCACTTCAAAGGGGACTACGACGGAGGGTGGGAAACCTACAGTCAGGAGATGCTCGATTATTGTGTGACCGATACTAGTGTTACTCAATCACTGTATGAGCACTTGATGGCCCAGGGCTTCTCCCAGGAGAGCATTGATTTAGAGCACAGCCTCGCAAACATCTGTTTACGGATTGGCAACAACGGTTGGACCTTTAATCGTGAAGCAGCTGGATTGCTTTATGCCGAGCTGTGCCAGAAACGTGAAGATTTAGCGCTGGGCCTGGATGCACTGTTTGACCCCTGGGAAGTCACCGAGGATTTCATACCCAAGAGCAACAATAAGACCAGGGGTTATGTCAAAGGTGAGGTGTTTGTTAAAAGCAAAACCATCTACTTCAACCCCTCGAGCCGCCGCCATATTGAGCTGTGCCTACGGCGTAAATACGACTGGAAGCCAAAGAAGTTTACTGGAACTGGGCACGCTCAGATCGACGAAACAGTCTTATCTGGCCTCGATTACCCAGAGGCTAAACAACTGGCAGAATACTTCCTCATACAAAAGAGGATTGGCCAGCTAGGTGAAGGCCCCATGGCCTGGCTGAAAAGGTGTGATGACGACGGTAAAATTAGGCATACTATTGTGTCCGGTGGCACTGTGTCTGGCCGTGCAGCCCATCGAAGCCCTAACCTTGGGCAAGTACCAAAAGCTGGTTTACTGTACGGCAAAGAGTGTCGAGATCTATTCAGCGCACCCGCCGGTTGGTCCTTAGTTGGTGTTGATCTATCTGGCCTTGAATTGCGTATGCTTGCCCACTTCCTGGACGACGGAGGTGAGTACGCGCGCCAAATCCTCGATGGAGATATACACCAGTTTAATGCTGACCAAATCGGCACATCACGGTCAGTCGCCAAACAGTTTATCTACTCGGTCGCTTTTGGGGCCGGTGATGCGCTTGTTGGTAAGATTGCCGGTGGTGGTGCCAAAGAAGGTAAGGCCCTCAAGGCCGCCTTCAACAAGAACATCCCAGCATTCGCCAGGCTTCAGAGTAATCTAAAACAGGCTGGGAAGCGCGGATACTTGGTTGGACTGGATGGCCGTCGTTTGTACATCCGTGAGGAACGCAAATTACTCAGTCAACTACTCCAGTCCAGCGGGGCGGTGGTCTGTAAAAAGTGGGTCGAATTGACCGACACAGCAATCAACCAAAAATACACACCCGATCAAGTTATGATTCAAGGTTGGATCCATGATGAATTGCAAATTGGGTGCAAGGACAAGGAGATAGCAGAGGATGTCCGTAGAATTGCAATCAGAATGGCGGGAGAGACAGGCCGTCATTTCAAAACTAAAATCAAGCTCGATGCCGATGGATGTGTGGCTTTCCTTTGGACTGACACCCACTGAAATAACCACAGATCTGCAGCACTTTATGTCTATTTACATAATCCTAGACCGCGCCTGGCGTCGTCCATTCTCAATCAAAAGCAACTTCGCCAGGACCGGCGCTTTTCACGTAGCACTCTGCGCGTCCGAGGGCCTGATCTCAACCAACATAGGCGAAGACATATGGGGCAACAAATGGGCCACCACTGAAATCGGTAAAGAAACTAAGGGAGAACTCGATGAACTACTTCAAGACATTTTTGCAAGAGCCAACGGAAAATACGACACTTCTCATTGACGGCGATTTGTACCTATACCGTGCCTGTGCGGCAGCCGAGGAAGAAATCCGCTGGACGCACGACATATGGTCCCTGGCGACAGACCTGGGAGTAGCCAAGCGCATCTTTCAACAGACAATAGATGATGCCTGCGAATACCTGGACACCGGCCACTTTATTGTATGCCTAAGTGACCGTGGTAACTTCCGAAAAGAGGTGGACAGCCAGTACAAAGGCAACCGTCGTAATGTACGTAAACCCGTCGGCTACGCAGAGATGGTTCAGTGGGTCAAAGATACTTACCGGTGGTATGTTGAGCCAATGCTCGAGGCCGATGACATCATGGGCATCTTGGGATCCGCGCCAGGACATAGCACCATTGTCATGTCTGACGATAAAGACATGAAATCTGTGCCGCGCAAGCTGTACCGGCCGGTGGCTGGTGAGTTTCTCACAATCACTGAGAAGCAGGCTGACCTGTCATTCCTAACCCAGGCACTCATGGGTGATGCCACTGATGGTTACTCAGGCTGCCCCACAGTTGGGGCTAAGACAGCAGAAAAGATACTGTCAACATCACCTACCTGGGCCACTGTTGTGAGCACTTATGCCAAGCACAATCTCAATGAAGAATACGCCCTGACCCAGGCCAGATTGGCCAGGATACTGAGGTATTCAGACTGGGACATCGATGCCCAACAAATCATACTGTGGGAGAACAAGCCATGACACCTACCCAAGAAGAAAAGCTTGGTGCCGACATGATGGCACATGAAGCAAACATCGACCGAGCATACCTACATGGTCA